TGGGAGATCCGTTCTTCAATTTGTTAGCGGAAAGGGTAAGGGCGAATAAGTTCACCACAAAACGGCTTAATGACGCTATCAACCATCTTATTGATAACTTCAATTACAAGGAGCTTAACATAGCGGATATCATCAAGTTTGACAAGAGAGCCAAGCTATACTCTTACAACGACGTATGTAAGATGGTGTCCAAGGGAGAGGCAACGTTCTCTGACTTTGCCGTTAAAGAGATCAATGGGACACATTACAGGGTAAAGAAAACAGATATAGAGTAACATGGAAATAACAGAGAGATTGAGAAACACCCCTACCGGTTTGATCGTGTTGGTAGGAGACATGAAAATTATCGTGGAAAAGTACAGGCCGTATTACAACGGTCAGAACAAGATCCCGTGCAGGGGATGCGTCTTCCGGGACGAGGGGGCGAGATTCTGCGAATACTCATCTGCTTGCATGGCCCATCTGAGGCCGGATCATGAAAGCGTAGTTTTTGCTAAAACGAGAGAGACATGAATGTTTTATCCTTATTTGACGGAATGTCTTGTGGTAGGATCGCATTAAGAGAACTCGGTATTGAACCGGAGCATTATTATGCGAGCGAGATCGACAAGTTCGCCATATCCCAAACGAGGCTGAACTTCCCGGATACGATACATTTAGGGGACGTGACTAAGTGGAGGGAATGGGAAATAGATTGGGGAACGATAGATCTCATACTGGCAGGAAGTCCTTGCCAAGGATTCTCATTCGCCGGCAAACAACTGGCTTTCGATGATCCTCGAAGCAAGCTCTTCTTCGTATTCGTGGACATACTGAACCACGTTAAGGCATTGAACCCGGATGTGTTCTTCTTGCTTGAGAACGTGAACATGAAGAAAGAGCACATGCGGGTAATTACTGAATATTGCGGTGTTCATCCAGTCAACATAAACTCAAATTTGGTGTCGGCCCAGAACCGGAACCGGTGGTATTGGACGAACATAAGGACAAAGAAGGTCGGACTGTTCGGGGAAATCCACTCCGACATACCGCAGCCAAAGGACGAGGGTATATTGTTAAGGGATATCTTGGAGGAAGAGGTTGACGAGAAATATTACCTAAGCGAGAAAGCCATTAGGTATATCTCAAACGATAAACATATGGAGAAACGATTCACCCAGATCGACGGGGATAAAGCGGTCTCCTTGATGGCCGCTGGCACATGCAATAACACCGGGACCTTTATCTCGGTAAACGGGAAGGCACCATACCAACGTGCCAGTGTCGGAGGAGGGTTTGACACCAGACATAATTGCAGGATCATAAATACCTCCGGTATGCCAAGAAAATATCAGGATAAATCCTCATGTCTAGTCGCTGGAGGTCATGGAGCAGGGAACCATTCGGATATGGATCTGATCATTCAAAGACCTAGGGGCAATAACAAGGGAAATGTTTTCCGTGGTAAATCACCAACCTTATCGTCAAACGCATGGGAACAGAACAATGTGCTCCATAAGATTATCCAGTTAAATGAGAGTAAGGAAAGCGGGGGTATCCAGCCATATCAACAAAACAGGGTATATAGCGCGAATGGGCAATGTCCGGCCTTATTAGCCGAGATAAGCGGAAGAAGCCATGCCATACTTAGTGTACGACAAGAAAGAAACTTGAAAGATCAAGACGGAAAATCGAACTCATTACTGGCATCCTCATATAAAGGATCACAAGCTAATGGCATGACCCTAGTGGAGACATCATCTATCCGGAGATTGACCCCGATCGAGTGCTCTAGGCTACAAACCGTGCCAGATTGGTACAAATGGGATTGTTCGGACACGCAGATATACCGTTTGTTGGGCAATGGATGGACTATCAAGGTTATACAACATATACTTAGTTTTCTAAAGAAATACATTCATCATAGTTGAAAGCTGCATTCAGCTATGATGAGAGTAATCAAAATCAAATAATCATGAAACAATACAACGATTGGGAAGAGATCGACAAGGACACGAACGGACTTGTCACCTCACTAACCTACATGGTACTTTTCGTGAACGACCAAGTGTATAATTACACCGTATCGCTCATGGAGGCCATAAGGAATAGCGATCACTACAGGCATAACGCCAAACGGACGGCCAACGCTATCGAAAAAGAGATAGACGCTTATAACACCAACATCTTCCGGATAGCCAAGGCTAACAAGGAGGCGTTAGCGGAGATAACGCAAAGCATGGAGGAGGACGTGCAGCCTCATATAGACCGGTACTACTACACGATCAGCCAAATATTGCTGGATCACGGGGTATCGGGCATGACGAACCGGATCGCCTCGCTGTCATCCACGATAAACACGCTAGCGCAGATGTCGAGGATCACGATAAGCGATTTCGGTGACAGGATGCGTAAGATAGTCCCGTTAGCCTACAATCCCCTATCCTATCTGGCATTGGACAAGGTGGAATACCTGAGCGACCGGTTATCAAGCGAGGTCACCGGAAAGGACGTGAGAATAAACTTAAATGAGCAGCCCGGGATCGTTAAGGCGTTCACGGCGATAACGAACGCTATACTTGATCCGAGGGTGTTCAATAAGGCTTTTGAGAAAGCAGGGTAATTAACTATTTAATCCAAATTGACATGAAAGCTAAAATAATAAAGACCATGGAGGTCGTTGATGTTATGTCCTTCAATGCTTCTGAGGGATGCCCTGAAAAGGATTGGGTGTGCTATGTGGATTCCGAGGGGCTTGAACATACATAGAAACTCAACGCTCTACGGGATCTAGAGGTTATAGAGGATATACCGGATGTCTCGGATATTATAGATTTAAAACCTCCGTTATCTAATAGTCCTTTACGTATTAAGGATATCTATAAATTACTAAGAGAGGTTTTTACTTATCATCGTTAAAAGAATAAGAAAATAGACAATCATGAGAAATAAAGAACTTATAACATTGCTCCAAGAGCAAGACCCGGAAGCGGAGGTAATGATCCGCACGTCGGATAAGGAATATTACTACGATTTAGTGGACGTGTTCACGGATAAGGATGGGGATGTTATATTACAGGAGGGATAAGATGATGAGAATAAGCGATGAATGGTGCTGTATGAATTGTGCGCTCAGGAACGAGTGCCTACACGGTAAGAATTCGTACAACCTATTGGACTATTGTGATAGTTATATCGATGAAGATGACACAAACGATTCCTATACAAGGGAAGATTTGGAGGACTGGTAACCATGAACAAAGATATTGCACTATGCGGTAGTTATCCAAGCTAGGTAACCATCCCCTCCGAGAAAAGGTTTTAAATGTAAGGAATATTTTAACAATCAATGATTATATGAGTTGGGGAATGAACGTCAGGCAAACCAATGATAACGGAGAGAACACCGTTATTGAGGTCTGGTTCCATGATAATTTTATAGCCTTTCATTATCATGGATGGATAGACAAGAAGCAAAGGAAGATAGCGGAGAAATGTACACGTCACCGTTATATATGGGGTAAGTACTATGTCGCAATGGAGACAATACTACCCTTCTATGCGGTGAGAAAGTTTCTAATGACACCGAAATGCTGGGTTAACTTTATTAAGTGGTTTTATAGGGCTTGGAAATACAATAGGAGGATAAAGTATGAATAAAATAATGTTCAATGATCAATTTGATGGACAATGTGGTTGACGCTATCGAGTGGCTCATCAAGAGAGGTCACTTGAATAATAACTATTTAACAGAGAAAGGAGGATCAAATGCGTGAGATTAAATTCAGAGCGAAGCGTATTGATAATAATAAATGGGCGTATGGTGGATTGGTTCAAGCCGACGACTATTGCATTATAGACCAGCAGAATGAACTGTATGTTGAGAGAGAGTATAATTTTAGAGGTGATACTCACTTCTTTCAATTGTCTGGAGTTATGTGCGATGAAACAACTATAGGCCAGTTCACAGGCTTAAAAGACAAGAGCAGAAAGGAGATTTACGAGGGGGACATTATCAGCGTGAATGGCAAATATCCTAAATTGATTAGGTACATAGATGAATGGGCGAGTTATTGCTTGGCTAATCTTACGGATTTGGACTGTGATCTTAAAACTAGTTATTGGCAGCAAGTTAGTCCTTGCTGGTGGACTGATTATAAAAGAGAAATTAAAGTAATAGGTAATGTTTATGACAATCCCGAATTGCTGAAAGGAGGTAATGATGATCACACGTGATGATTTACAATTAAGGATATTGTCCTGTATGTCTATGGAAGGTAGTGGAATCGTTAAGTACAGGGATGACGTTAACAATATTTCCGCTGTTACTATCACCCCAAGAAAAGACGAGCTATCATACGGCAAGCCAAAAACGACATACTACATCGATAACGTGGAAAAGGAATTTACAGACCTCGATGAACTCATAGACTTCTATAACGAGAAATTTAGGTTTGAGGAAGAAAATCCGGATCAAGAAGTAACATTTGTAAAAGTTATAAAAAGGAGAAATAAATATGAGCTAGATTGATTTCAACGCACTCCGTGACCGTGCGTACAAATGCGCATGCGATCACGGGTTTCATGACACGGATTTGAGCAATGGACATCTTCTGATGCTAGTGATAACAGAGCTTTCTGAGGCCGTGGAAGCGGACAGGAAAGGTCTATACGCAAGAAGGAAGGTTTTTGAGGATTGGATAATCTTAATGGATGATCCTAAAACAAAAGATGAAGAATTTATATATGCCTTCAAAAGCAATATTAAAGATACCGTTGAAGATGAGCTTAGTGATGCCTGCATCCGCTTGCTGGATCTCGCAGGATCGTTAGATATCAGCCTTGAAGATATCTACGATTTCATGAAAGAGCCGGAATATAAAGACTGGGATGATGCTTTAAAGGAAATGTCTTTTACTGAGAGGATGTTCTTTTTGACATCTATCCTAACCGAGGATAGAGATATAGCGGAAATAATCAAGGCTTCGATCGTAATTATATTTCTTAATGCGGACTTGCTGTATATAGATCTCTTATGGCACATTGAACAGAAACAAAAATACAACGAATTAAGGGAGAATAAACATGGAAAGAAATATTGATATGGGACAGACGGTAGAGGAAGCGGCTCATTTATTTGCTGAAAGCAGGAGTAGCGGTAGTGCATTCCCTGCGTATTATCAGGGATTTATAGCCGGTGCCGAATGGCAGGCAAAGCAATCCCCGTGGGTAAGCGTGAAGGAACGATTGCCGGAAAATCAAGACATAGTCTTGGTTAGAGGTGAGTACGGAGGCAAAGCCACCGCTTATTTACATGGTAAGGATAGCGGCTTTATCGTTTACGGGGAGGACGCTTATAAGGTATTCGGGGAGGTTACCCATTGGTGCCATATTCCCGATCTAGAGGAATAGTATTAACCGAGCCTTCCCATGAAGGCTCATAATTAAAAAAATATATGAAAGCTAGAGAATTAGAAAAAAACTCACCATCGTTAGATCTGATATATAATGCTATAAAAGAAGCGAATAAACGAAACGAGTATAAAATATTTTTCCCGCATTGGGTATACTTATCCGATGAGTGCAAACTTGAACTCATGAGACAAGGATTCAAGCTCTATCAAGGAGAATGGCACCGAGGGGATTATGGATTAATAATAGAATGGTAACAAATAATAATAAATCATGGAAGAAAACATCAAAGAGAAATCGATCAAACTAGCTATAGAGGCTATGAGACCACTACCGGTAAACTCTTTCGCCGGATATTGCAGCGTAGGCGATGATCGGTCTCCGGAAGAGAAGCATAAAGATGACATGAGGTACTGCAAGGAGTTCAATGAGCTCCAATCAGAAATGCTGATAGGACTAGCCAATAAAATAAAAGATTTTTTATCAAGTTCAAAACAAATGGAAACAGGACAAAAACAAATGCCTCCGTTAGGGGTAATGCCAAAGGATATTTATTATAAAAATGTTCATAGGGCTAGATTTCATGAATTATGTGGGGCTGTATCGCGTTATTACAATGCTGGTTTTCCAATAAAACTTGAATGGATAGAGGAGTATAACGAATTATTAGGAAAGATATAAAACAAATGTCAGAACAAGTCTTAACTATTACATTTTACTTAAACTATGCCGGGGGTGATTCCCCTGCCAACGGCGTATAGGCCGGAGAATAATAAGCGATATTGGGCTATAACAGGCACATCAAGTGCCGTATCCGGGCCATCACCTCATGAAAGTTGACAGGCTCGAAATCGAGAGAATCAACCAACCGATCTAGTTCACGTCTGGAGGATTCTCTCTTTTCTGTATGTTGCTTACCTTTTTTCATTATTAACGAGTGGACACCATAAGAAAAACAATAAGATTATCCACATATACCCTGTACCTGTTGTGTCCCTTTGATAAGGGAGAGGTCTAACCAAATGCGAGGATGATCGTTTAAGCCGTTTCGCCTGCAACATCCTCTTTCGTGTCTGATCCATCTTCTGTTTGTTTAGGTGATATATTGTTCCAATTCATTCCCCCAATCATAGAAGCCACTTGCGAAACCATACCTTGAGGATCATCCGTGTCCTTCAAATCCAAATCCTTTTGAAGAAAGTTATATATTTCTTCCGCTAAAGGAGTAAACTCCAATTTTTCCCCTTTTTCGCGCGCCTCATTTACGGATTCCGTCGCAAGACGAGCGGCCTCAATTTTTAAATCTGCTTTTGTTACCATTTTCTTTTCTTTTTTTTTGTTGATAAATATGTCTGTTTATCTCGTTTTTATGACAATTGCAATCACAAATGAACAGCTGGATATCGGGAGCTAGCTTTCCTCCTATGTACCCGCTTAGGTAAGCTATCTCTTCTCCACCCACATCCATATTTAAGGCTATAGCCATGTGATCGGTCAAGTGCCGGCATTCGTGGAACAACGAATTGGAGAACTCCCTGTAAGACGAGGTCCGGCCTATCACCATGACGGATTCCCGGCTGCGGTAATTCGAATAGGTCAGTCCCACGTCCAGCTTGCAGGATCCTACGTTGCCATAAGCCTCCCGTATCTTGCTTTCCGGGCAACCGGCCCTCCTCAATAGGGCTATGATATCGGATATCCTCGAGCAGGTGACGTTATACAGCACGTGGATCACCCAATCGTATCTCTTGATATGGTAATCCCGTCGTATCATCTCCTTACCGTCTTGAACTCCCGCTCTATCCTCCTCCTTTGTTGCCGGGTGAGATTGGTTGCCTTGAGATTGCCCACCACCTCGGATACCTTGTCAAAATCCTTCTCCGGCATACTCGCCAGCACGTCCTTGGGGGACTCTCCCTTCAAGATCCTCAGTATGTAGCCCCAGCCTCCCATCACATCATCTCCTCCCAGATTATAGGCGTGCCGGACCCGATGCAATCAGCGTAGAACCGGGTGAACACTATCCCGTCGTAAGCGTCCGGATCGTCGCAGACGTTCTTGACATAAAGAGCGGCGTACTGCTCGTTAGGCACGGAGGAGCCAAGGTAATCGGCCTTGCACATGTTGGCGGCGTAAACATAATCGTATCCACCCTTTTTCTTCACGTCAACGCTATACTTCTTCAGCATCTCATCCACCTGCTCCTTGGTGAAAGGGGTTATCTTGACCTTCTTCCCGTTTCCGTCCTCCTTCTCCATCATGGATACGGCCCAATCGCACATGGCCTTGGAAAAATGCCAGCCATACGCCTTCAGGTAGGATCGCATCCCGGAAGGGAAATCATCATACATATCTAGTCTCATATTCCTCTGTTTTTTAGGAGGGGGAAACCGGTCCCCCCTCATGGTTATCTACGATATCGTCTCGAGTAGCGTCCGGTGCCCGGCACCCCACGGCGATTGCCATAACCGCCACCGGATGATCCACGACCGCCGCCACGGTTACCGTAGCCGCCACGCTCCCACATCTCACGGAACTCGTCGTCGTCCTCGAACTCATCGTCTTCGTCTTCCTCCATGCGGTTGCCATAGCCTTCCATGGCCTTCCGCTTTCCTTCCTTACAGCCAAGCTTATAGGCCTCCTTCGCCAGTTCCAACATATCCTCGTCTTCCATGGCGTCGAATTCCTCGATCAGCTCTCTCAGTTTTCTGCTATATGTTCCCATATTATCCTGATTTTTTATTGTTATTACCTTGTTTATCAAAAAGAATCTGCTTAATTTCCTCGATACCGCCACCAAACAATCTTTTCATCTCCGCAATCTCGCTCTCAAGATTGGCAATCTTATCCTCCTGCTCTTTCTCCTTCTTGAACTGGGGATTGAGTTGGGTAAGCATAAGCTCGCAATTATCTATGATGGACTTATGGGCCTCTATGCTATCCAATACCTGTCGGCTATTCTGCAACATGGAGCTTATCTCTTGGTTCATCATGGCCAGATCGCACGCCAATACCAGTTTCTCGCCGTTGTCAGGCTTATAGTCCGCTATGGACTTATCGGCCGGTACGGAAGATAGTTTAACCATGTCGTCGCCTACCTTGACCGTTAGATCGATAACCATCTCCGGTTGCAAGGGAGGGTAGCCCGTATTGAAATTTTGCGGTTTAGGTCTCAGGTTTTTAGTTTCCACCACGCTACCTACCTCGCAGAAAGGCTTGTCTGTCTTATGAAGGATAAAATATTGGTTGCCTTCTCTTAGTTCCTTAAATGTCATTTTCTTCTTGATTTAAAGAGAACCGGGTATTATCCCGGGTTCTCGTTATTTATTTCTCGTTACGTTCGCCTCCGCTCTGGTATCGCCCACTTGGGCGGACGGAGTAGGATTGCTTGATGCCTTAACCCCTAGAAGACGGAATATCCCCTGAGGCTTATTGAACCAAACAATATGCTCTGTATAACCTCCTAACATAGGCGATCCGTTAGCGGAGTCCACAGGGACGTTAACGTCATTCCCTGTCACCTGTACGTTATGGTGGTCAACAACCGGAATCCGGCTAGTACCCGCCTGAACGCCTTGTGACGGGACTGTCGTGGCGTATCCGTTGGGAACTATAACGTTCACGGGATAAGAAGCCTCCGTGGTCGTAACCGGATGTCTAACTCTCCAGATCAATACCCCAACATCTGGGAGGGCGCACCATACGAACGGATTGAGTCCGAAATCGATCCTTGGTTCCTCTCCATCGGGGGTGGATACGGCCTTGCCCGTCGTTGACACGACATAGATGCCGTTCTGGTCAACCCTCGGGACGCAAGTCCTTACGTTTAATCTCGCTGTCATGACAGGGCCTCCTTATACTAAGCCTCCATTATACGCGCATCCGCACCCCTCACGGGTTACTTGTACCTGCATCGGGTTGCAACAGTTGGGATTCGGGACGAAATAGGCCGGTATCGGACATGGAGCCTTTAGCTGGGACACGATGTTGGCGGTCTGTGCGGCCTGAGAGATTCCAAGCTCTAGGGCTGACTTCTCTTGACGCAACGTGTCGATCTTGTTTTGCATCTCTCTCATCTCCAACTGGCAGAACTTGTCATTGATGATCTGGGTTTGAGCGTCAATCTTGGCTCCAAGGATGTTAAACTGCGTATTGGCGTTACCGGACAAGGTGTTCGTCTGATTGACAATGGCCAATTGATTCTCATAACCTTGCGTAGTGATAGCGTTACGAACGTCGCAGCAGCAAGAGGCGATCTGGCTCAACAATTGGTTGTTACCGGATTGAACGGCGTTGATGATTTGCTGAGAGGATAAGCCTACTTGGTTACCCACGCTCTGGATCTGTCCTTGGATCTGGCAGATAGCGTTTTGTAATTGTTGGGTTGAGCAATTCAAGGAAGATGACAATTGGCTGATAGCCGTTCCGTTTCCTTGGATAGCGTTCATCAACAATTCACGACCAGCGTCATTGTTCAATTGAGCCGGTAATCCGTTAGCCCCGTTGTTGCCGAAGCCGTTGCCACCCCAGCCTCCCCATACGAAGAACAGGAGGATGATCCAGATCCACCAGCAACCACCACCGCCCCAAGCGTCTTGATTGCCCTTATTGTTCATCAAAGCCGCTACCAAATTGGGGTCCAATGATTTTCCACCACCGCCCATCAAGCTCGGGAGAAAGGCCATGATGTCAAACTTACTTCCACCGGAATTGCCTCCTTCGGGAGTACCGATAAAATAATTTCTATCCATTATCTTTAATTTTTGTCGTTAATCCGGCACCATTACCGGACACGACAAAAATCATGAGAAGGGCTTTGCTAAATAAATATCTCCTTGCTAGCTTGTTGCGAGGTTGTTGCTAGTTCTTTGCGGAAGGGGATGAGACAAAAAAGCGCCGCCAATTTGTATTGACGACGCTTTTACCTTTTAAGGGAGGCTTTATAATGATATGGAAAGGAGCTCTTCTCCTAATTTATGCAAGGCTTTTTCCAATTTTAAGCTTTGTTCGGGTCTAGGATTTCTCCCTCCAGAAGCATAATGCCATAGTTGTTTTTGATTTATCCCTGTAATACGTTCTAAACCAGCCTTTGAAAATATGCCAGAATAAAACTCCAACAATGACCGTACATCCATTTTAAACACCAACTCGTAATCACCTTGCAACTCTTCCGGAATATCACAGCCTAGCTCCTCACATTCCGAAACAAAGGTATCAATAGATTCTATCATACCCATTTTTATCTCATCAATAGTTTTACCGGTAGCTATTATACCATCCAAACCATCAATATAAGCCGAGTAATTATTGTCGGCCCGTTCAATGATAACTCTTAGTGTGTGCATACATTTTTGTCTTTTTTTCTTCTTATGTTTTTCATGTATTAATTCAAAAGTTTTCTGGAGGCGGCATCAGCAGGACTATTTAAGTCCTGCCTCCCTTAAAACGGAATTCAACGTCCCTTCCTTTAGATCATCGTTGAGATTACCCGGAATTACTATGGGTCTTCTGGCTCCTTTCCTATAGTAAATCCTATGATCTCCACGCATCCGGACAAAACGCCATCCGTTTTCTTCAAGTAAGGATATAACATCCTTGACTCTCATTACCATTTGGCCTCCTTTCTTTTTTAATTATAAAAAAAGATAACAAACAACGAAGGTTTGATAGGGGCAAAGGTAACTATAATTCTACTATCTCCAAACAAAACGATAACTATTTTTCCACTATTTCGTATATACAACTATTTTAAGATCAAAAAAGTTCACGAATATAGAGGATTTTCTATAGCTAATTTTTCCTTCACGCTTTCTAATACTCCTCTCAGGAAATAACTCCTCCTTATCCTGTCCGGGTACAAGTTACGCATCCGGTTGACGGCTTGCCTCGTCATTCCAGTCAGATCGGATATGATATTGTCGCTCAACTTGCGATCGGCCAGTATGGTTATAGCCACTCCCCTAGCGTCAACGTTCTTCTCCTTGTTGTTGCTAAACATCATTACCGGATCGGTTCCGCACTCCTTGCAGACTGCCTCTATCACTTTTTTGTAAAAAATTTCCACCTTATTCATAAACTTTTTATTTCGTGGTTTGTTTTACTATCAAAGCCGGGCACAAAAAATGCACGGCAGAAAGACTTGTAAGAATCTTCCCGTCGTGCGTGGCATGAAAAAATAATCAAACTTCCGATCCGATTATTTAGGGAAGATTCTTTTTTCTTTATCTTCCCTTTCCGGTTCGTTCTCACGAAGTCACCATCAAACTAATATTAAATTAATCATGAACAAAAAAACGTCAGCCCTTGTTATTCATATAACGCATTCATTCTATTATCAGAGGTTTCTCGGGCGTGAGCCATGGAAGCCTCACCAAATTCTATAAAACCCACCTATCCCGACATAGGGTGACAAGCCATTCTTACCGATCCCATAACCGGCTATAACTCCTATTCCCCATCTACGTGGATTCATTGTCTTGGTTATATACTCAGTCCTTCTATAAACCTCGATGTAATTAAGATTAGGCTTATAGCCGGATATTGACAGCCGATAATCATCTGTCTTGTACTCCTTGCTGGTTATCGGCACCGGGACATATATAGGTTCCTTAATCGTATCACCGTCTAATGTAATGTAGACAGGAAAAGGCTCAGGTATTGTTTGTACCAGTGTCTCATAGACCGGGTACGGGATGCTGTCATGTATCGTATCCACCTTGGCGGACGTGTCGGTCTTGGATATCGAATCACTAGCCACATCCCCCCGGATATGGTAGCCAGCCGTGAAACTGGCTACCAAGCACACTAGTATTAATATTACTTGCCAAGGCCTCATTCTAAGATGCCCTCAATACGGATGCGCTCAATAATGATTTGCCTATAAGCTTCCATCGCCCCAAATTGTGCACGTAGTAATACTTGCTTTTGTGTTGACAATCCTTTGAATATATCCGTGCCAAAGAACTTACCTAGCTTTTCTTGCTTATCGGATAATTCGAACAATTCTATTTGGAGACGATCTATAAACGTATGACAGACCTTATAAGCCTCCTCGAATGGCTCTGCCGGAGACCAGCTTTCATAACCGTCCTTGTATTTCACATGATAACCGGATTTGTCTTTTTCGGTTTCATTAGGCACTCTTCCTGTTTGCAGCAAACCTTTCTCAAACGCTTCGCCCATTGTCATAGGCTCTGCTTCAATCTGTTTTGTTCCAATATATTTTTTCATCTTATTTTACGCTTACCTCTACAGCATTAGGTCTTGTTATTGTTAAAGTAAATTCCATCCAGCGATAACGTCCGACATATCTGCCTCTCTCCCATTCTCCACCTTGCTCATGCCGGCGACAATATGGGTCATTTGCTCACGATCGTTGATGTTGATCGGATCATCAGCCGGGATGCCGGCATAATCGGATACGGCCTTAATGTAGGCCTCCGTATCGTTCTCGTTTTCCGGCGCCCAGCGACCTATCATCTTGCGGATGGTGTCAAGCTTATAGTTGTTATAGTAGTTGCGCAAGATGCGGAACACCGCCCTGTAACCGTATGCCATAGTCTCAAACTGTTTAAATGATTTATCCTTGCTCGGACGTATCTCACCTTGGAACAAGTCGCTATTGATCCTGATATTCCCGGGGTTGTTGTTTCGATACCCACGAGGTAAATTGTCTTTTCCCATATTTTATTATCCTTTCTTGTTTTTATTAATGGCATTGGATAAAGCGTTTGTCAAAGCGTCCTCCAAAACCTTTTGCGTTACAACTTTACCGATCATGTCGGCAGTCTTACTAGCCTGTCTCCTCTGTTTGGCATCGGCCTTCTCCCAGATAGACCTAACCTCCGTTATCAAGATAAATACGGTCACTATCGAGGATACGACCGGGACATTGGTCAAGAATGGCAGATGGATAAATTCCCAAAAACGGCACACGTAGCATACCGAGTCTATACCGCACGCTATACATACGCTGCCAGCGTAAAGTATGAACTTGCTGACCGTCCTGCGCATGCCATACGAATTACGCTCCTCTCCCCTCAGTTTGGCCTTGTAATAACCCGAGGCGAAATCCCATCCCATCGCCACCATAACGATGAACATCTCAAACACGACTACCGTTAGTAGTTCTCTCATGCTGCAAATCATCTTAAAAAACTCCATTCTTCCGATCCTTTTTTTATCAAATAAATATTACATCATCCCTTACCGATATCCCCGTATCCTCGATCACCAAATTACCTCCCGATACCGAGACATTCGCCGCAAGGGTAAACACCAACATTTTTCCGTCAACGTAAGCCTTGCGACTAGGCTGACGTACCGTAAGCCGCTCTTTGACCGCTCCGTTTCCGGTCGCCACGGTCAATACCTCGTACCGCTCCGTCCCCGTATAATTCTCCGTGTCACTCGTGATGACGATCTCGCCATTATCTCGCCCTGTATAGGCAAGGTGGAGATTCCCTCCACCTACGCCCCATGGTATCACTTTCTCCATACCGGGCAGGGATCAAGATACCGTCCATTGCGTATTGGAAGTAACAATAACGGTAACAGCGCTTCCATCCGCAGGGATCGTTATCTCTGTCTCGCTTAACGACAAGTTAGCGTCTCCGGCTGTTTGCTCAATCACGATCTGCTGCTGAACGGTGCTACCGTTGGATACCTTCAGGGTCCTGTCTATCTGCTCTATCGTGGTATTGGCCGGCAAGGTCAGATCCACAGACCATACCACCTCGCCTGTCGCTCCCGGATCTCCTTCGATCGCCTCCGTATTATTAGTGGGTTTACCACCTGCGGTATACTGGGGGGAGATCGTCGCCTCCTTCGCTTCTCCCACCCACGCGAATGACAAGGCGGCAGAATTGGATTTCCCATTGACAGTGACTTTTCCTCCTGTCTTATCTGCCGCCATCGACGATCCGTTGTCTATGGATATATACTCGGGTTCCGCCTCTTGCGTCACCTTATAAGTCTTGGGTTGCGCCACGCCGGATCCGGTCACCGTGACCGTTCCCGTTCTCGGTTTTCTGCCCTTATACGCCGCCGCTGTATTCCTAAGCGTATCATTACCCGATCCAGACATCGGGTTTACTGTCAACCAACTAGGTTTTGCCATACTTCTAAAATTTTTAATTAATTATTCACTATTCGACATCCCATAAGATGTTTGATATTATATTCACATCCGCTTCAAAACCATTACTCCTTTGTAGCCATATAGCCGTTGGGGTGACGATCAAATGCGCTTCCCTAGTCCATACCGTATCTCGTCCCAGATAGATTTTCTTCACGTCCGCTCCGTTAAACTTTATATCTATCGCCCCGTTCAGAATCATAGTATTACATATAAGATGTTTGGATTAGGGATCTCGATCTTGTCATACTCCTCTTGCGTAATGGCCTCGATCCTATGGATTGAGTCGGACACGAGGGTGTTCTTGGGGTTATTCAATATATCAAAAGATGAGCTGACATCCACCGTGGACACTTCCAGATTCGAGCAAGACTGTTCGTCAGTCTTCCCGCATGATCTCGGTATGAGCTTGAACGCCTCGCAAGCGTCAACGGCCATCATGCCATCTTTCTTATAATTCTCGAATAACGTCAACGTGTAAACCCCGCAATGTACCTGATCCTTCCCGTGATAAGAGAATCTTATGACGTTACCGACAAGGAGGAAATCCTTTATCTCTATCCTCTCGAATGAGTTTGACAAGATCACCTTCAAATCCCGTCCCTCAAGTGGTTCGGGAACATTATCGTGCAATATCGTCCACTGGACGGATATGTCGTTGCCTATGCGGATAGTTTCCATATTATCCAAGGGTAAAAGGATTGATCGTTTTCACTAAGGAGCCATCTGCCGTGATAAAGCTGTAACTAATATTACCCTCAACCGTTACATTCGAAAAATTTCCAATCAAGGAGCATCCAATAATAACCCCGTCTATATTCACACTAGTAGATGTCATTGTTATTGTATTTTTATAAAAAGATGAGAGGCTCTTTTTTATCACGTTGCAATACGTAGATATTGTGTTCGAATTGACATCTCCCATATTGTTACACAATACACGAAGCCCTCCTGATATTACATTATTGTAAATCTGACCTCCAATCAAGGGCTTATCTATTGAGATAACAGAGTTCTTAAATATGGAGGGAATCTTGTTAAGGCTTTTTGTTATTGTTATCTTATTATTAAAAACACTGACTTTATCTAAGCCGAGCGAGGCATCCTTAACGGTGGAACCATCCTTGACCGAAAATGTATAAAAATCTAGCGTATCGCTTGATATGTTTGGATTGTCTTCTGATGTCATTGGTGTTAAAAGATTCTTGAAATCATAAAACACATCATTTCCAAACTCATCTATCATTCTATATATCGAACCCTTGCCTCCTTCTTTAGCCTCATGAAACAGACTGGTATCATTATTAATATCATACCATATCTGCCAAGCGGACAACCGACTGTTTTTGAAATAAATATCTCCATCATGTAACATGGCAGATGCCTTATCCGATATCCTATCTTCCGTGATAGCTTCGACCACAATATCGAATTGGTGACCGGCGGACTTCCAAGACTTAAATTCTGTCACATAATCCGTTATCCTATATTTATTTCCTTGGACAAGAGAACTACTACCAATTAATGATACTAATTCTGAATAAGTAACATTTATCATGGCTCCACCGGAACCAGCCAAATCATACTCTATTCCATTTACGTTTATTTTTTTTATTGTTCCCATATCTTTATTTTATTATCAAGACTTCATTTTCCGCTACAACTTGAGAATCGGAAATAAAAAGAATATCTTTTAGCACTTCCGTCTTTATATTGTTAGTAAACACTAATACGCTACCAGCGATGAAGGCCTTTACCCCTTCAATGCCAGATTGAAGCAATTCTAATAAGTCTCTTATCTGATTAGATTGCTCATCCATGATAGCCCTAAGTTCTTTGTTGTTATCATTTAATTTATCATTTAAATATAAAAAATTAGAATCGATAGAATTATTTATTTTATCTTCTATACTAGGAATACTGACCGTTCCATCCTCCAATATGGATAAAGCATTTTTTCGATTATTTGGACCATTTCCTATCCCATAAGAAAATAAAACTTTTTCCCCATTTAATATCGGCTCATTATAACGACCAAAAGAAACCCCATAACTTGACTCTATAAGCAAATGATCTCCATGGCAAAAAGAAGAAGAAGAGCCTTCGCTCATAACACAATCTTTTCCTCCTATATGCGAGAAAGAACATCCTCTATAAACCTTATTGTTATACCCCTCGATGTGAACACAGAAGTTTTGATCTATATATTTTCTTCCCGAAAACAGAACATTATTGTATCCTTCCACATGATTTGCCTTATGTACAATTGGTGCACTATGCGAATAATACAAATCACCACATATATTATTATATCCTTCTACATGGCTTGTGTTATCACAAATAAAATTGTTACATCCCTCGAGGTGGCTTCGGCTACCAATTGACATGTTTAGGGCAAACCTCTCTAGTAGAGATACAGCGTCAAAGCTTAACGAGTGCTCAATATTCTCAGAGTTATAGGTTCCATAATCTTCTATGAAAGTCCTTAAAGCCTCCCCTTCTGTATCAAAAATAGGCCGATCCTCTATACCTCCTACGGTATTTTCAATAAAATAAGGCTGGGTGCCTATTGATCCTCCTTCTACATGCGAACCATCCCCTAAACAATAAGAATATAATCCCTCTACATGCGATTGCGCTCCTAAGCACCATGTTCCCCTGCCCTCGGCGTGACCCTCGCTAGCGAACACATTCGTTTTGTAACCCTCCGCATGCGCCCTAGGACCGGTAGCGTTGGTATTCATACCCTCTGCGTGGGCGTAATTTCCTGCCGCCTTGTTATTCTCATAGTCATTGAATATCTCGGCGTTCTTGTAACCCGAGTAGTTTTGACCTACACCAAAGGCAAGGCTGTCCAATTCGATAAAATCCCCGTTTGCGCTTTTATCAACGGAGGATTTAAAAATATAATATCTATCGGCTATGATATTATCCGTAGGGACAAACACGTTCCCCGCCCCATTTCCGTCTTGGCCGGGCTTGCCTTGTGGGATACCTAAATCCAAAGCATAAATAGGTACACCTTCTGGGGTCTCCCCTCTCAAGACAAAGCCAGCCGTTGCCGAGCTATTAAAAGGAAGGGTGGAGACCGTACCGATAGAGACGACCGGAGGATCTCCCGGAGTTCCCTTCGGACCGGTTAGCAAGGATAATTCCACCAACACATTCCATCCGGGATTTCCAACATACCTCCATTGGATATCCGTAGACGAAGAGGCTAGTTCTATCTCCCTACCGTCAAGTCCCTTAAGTATAGCCATGGGGACTCTCACTAATTCCTCCTTAGCGGAAATACCGGGCAAAGATGACACGGAGGATATAGAGTCAATCTCCTTGAACTGACTTAAATCCTTGGACTCCTCCGCTAAGATCTTTTTACTCTCAGCGGCGATCGCACGTAAATCCTCGGGCGTTAGAGTAAAGCCGGAAGACAATGTAAGATCCCCTACAGCCATATTATCGTATGTTATTCTTGTTTAAGGAAAATATTTGCCGCATCGTCTATCACGGTTGACAATATAGCCTTGCAGTCTTCGTCCGAGACTCCATCTTCCAAGACTATCGATTTCCTGCCTTTGTCCACAATGTTTACATAACCGAACCTAAGCTCTCCTTTTTTGACCGAGGCCAATACCTCTGTTACCTTTTCGCCCGCATTCCGTGTTGTCTCATAGGAGATATCATAATCTCCTACCGTGTTTTTGTATTTGCTTCTCAATACAGATGATAATGTTGATAGTGCCATGTTAATTTCCCCTTTCTATAATGTTATAAATTTGCCCATACGCTCCAGGAGGTAAGAGTAACGCCACTTTTTTGATCAATGTAGCCTCCTCGATTGTTATATCCAATTCTCCGTTAGCTTGCCTTAGCTTCAGATACAGCTCAAATGCTTGTAACTTGCTACGCGAATCATCTTCATCACGCCCTGTCATGTGGATATATTTGCCATCAAATAATCCTTGGCAAAGGACCTCGTCTATCATTTGATAACGTTTCTCCTTTTTCTCTCCGGCAGGTACCCACTCAAAGGCTTCTTCGCCTTGAGAATTCTTAAATGCTATGTGAAAATTCACTTTCATAATTATTATTTTTATATTAGGAACTTCTTCTTATCTCTCCAGTATTTGTATGTATTAATAAAGGCTTCCAGTAGGAACTTTCTGCCGTCGTACTTAAACCCTTAAACGTTATATCTCCTTCTGTATACAATGCCATGGAATCACTATTATCCGCTATTCCAATCAAAGCCGCCCCTTTTCCGGAATGAGATTCTACATGCCCGGCATATATAAAGGTAAAAACTTGTCCAGCCTCGTGCATGCGAATAAAAGCGTCGGCATCATCTGTCTCAAGGCTTTTATAGGACATTATCTTAAAGGCTCCAATAGTCCCCTCTGTTGCCGCCAACTTCTTAGCATACAAATTATTCACATCAATCATAGAAGTAGCGATATACCCATTAACGATGATTGTCTTATCTTCCAATGCTTTAATAATGTCATTCTCTTTGACCCAACCGGGAAGTAACTCGACCGATGTATTGGCTTCCTTCGCCGCATTTAAAGCATTTGTGGCGTCTGTAATGGCTGTAGTCGCCCTGCTATAAGCCGATGAAGCAGTTGAGTCTGCGCTATTCGCTATGCTATAGGCATCAGAAGCTTTCTCATAGGCTTCCAAGGCTTTATCCAATGCATCCCCGCCAGCCGCATCCACCTTATCCTGTAAAGAGGAGTCTAAATCTGAATAGGTAACGGCTCCCACAAGGTTGATCCTATTCGATTTAATGGTGGTTGTCGTTGCCGTCTGGTTGATATACGATATGATATTATCGCCGTTCTCCAAGCTCTTGGCGGCGAACAACGTATTTCCCTGCGTAGTGTTGATCCATCCCGCCGTGTCTATCTCATTCCTTATATTATCCACCCTCGTTGATATGGCCGATATTTGCCCAGCGGTAATATTCA